CTTGAGCTTACTTATAACATTCAAAAGCAAGCCATTCGCAATAATGGCCACGATGTCCTCCCACCTGGAGCACATCTTGGGGGCGTATTCAACTATCGCCTCCCGCTTTCCGGAGCTTACACCTGCACAACGTCGCCTTCTGGCACGTCCACTAATCGCCAATTCGTTGGTCTCTTTATATGTGGTTTCTGCACTCTGTATTCTCTATTTTGCAACCGTCATGCTGTTCCGCTTGGCACGCTACACCTTTCCCAATTTAAGGTTTCGTGTCCCGTGGTCCAACGACCATATTCCCGTCGAGGTAACCTTTCAGGCTGCCGAGGACGAGGAACCACTGGAACACGGTGAATGCTATTTCAAAGTCCACGAAGACTTTACGTTAACAGTCACCACTCCGAAGGGACGTTGGAAGCTAGACATGGACGTCCAGGCCCTCGAAGAGGCACTCGCCTCTGCTCGTGAACGACGCAACATCGAGACGATCCTGAACAACTACGCACGCGCTGTGTGTCCTGACCATTGCCCTTGCGGCGAAACTTTGCCTGTCACTTGTAACATTAGACATTTAAAGAAAGGACAACACGTCGTCGAACCTAAGTTGAAGGTTAAACCAGCGCCAGCACCGGCCCCCGCGGCCGTGCGCGCTGCTCCAGCACCCCCACCAGCCCCTTTTGTGGCTGTTGAAGCTGCTGGCGACGAAGCCATTGATGAGCTCCCAGAGTTCGTCAGCTCGGACTCCGAAGACGACGATTCAAGCTCGTCGGACGACGACGAGGCGGCACCTCCGGCACGACCCACACCTGCCCCCACCCCCACCACGCACCCTATTAGGAAGCGAAGAAGGCGGAGGGAGCTAAACGTGGTCGCCGAGGAGGAACCCGTGCGCCCGCCGGGCGTGGACGCAATCGTAACTCCCAACTCCAAAGTGTTTGGTGAGTACAACGTCCCGACCCCATCTACCAAGGCATTCGAAGTGGCAACAGCCAGCTCGTGCCTACTCAGAATTTCATCCCTCCCCGCAGGAGCCGTGATCCTACACGCTAGCCCACCAGGCGAAACGCACATGGAATGTCACGGCGGTGGGGCACGGGTAAAAATTTACGACAACTCCAACGTCCTCGTCACGAGCGCCCATCTCATGGAAGCTCTTTTGGATTCTCCTCACCCCATCCGGATGAGGACTTCCACTGACGTGGGCGGATTAATTCAATTCAAAGACGTACCTTTGCCTCTTGATGCCAAAATCGTGTTCTACTCTCACAAGAACGATCGCGACCAGGTGCACATCGATATCCCTTCCACTACGTGGTCGAACCTCGGTATCTCTTGCACCAAAATGGCTGAAAGGTCCATGCGCGGAGCCCAAATCACGGCGCTCTGGGTGGACGCAGGGGGAAGAGTTTTCAAATCCTATGGATCCCTAACCTCAGTGGCCAGCCCGCTCATGCTTGAGCACGACTGCGCCACTCGAGAGGGTTCCTCCGGATTCATGCTCTACAACAAGGACGGCCGAGCCCTTGGCCCTCAAAGCCACGGCTTCAAAGGCCGCCAAATCAACGTCTTGTCCTCTTTGGCACAGTTCAGCCCCACGCGGAAGCGCAAGGTTTTTGAGCTGAGCCAAGCTGCCTACGAATACGACAGCATGACCAAAGATCTCGCAGACTTGGGCTACGGCTCAGTGCGAGACTTCATTGAGGACTTCAACATCAAACACAACATCATGGACGAGAACCTTATTATGCTATCCTCCGCCTTTTACCACGCCCTCGGGAGCGGTTACTTGGTCGGACAAGGAGACGCTTACGGGATCGAAGCCGGAGACAGCCACTATACCCAGTTCGACGACGACGAGGATTTGACTGTAGGCCGCATGGCCGAACTCGCTATGACGACAGAACAATGGAACGCAGGCAAGCGTGACAGAATGCTGGCCGATCGTGGCATGATGACTGAGGCTGAAATGGATGATATTGACAATATCGCGTTCAGCAATGCCATTGGCTCACTCACGAACCATGGCGAGGACATTGGTGACTACTTCGACGTCTACGACGGAGAGGGAGCCACCTTTGAAGCCGCACTGAAAAAGGACATTCTCAATGTAAAAGAAGAGATCAAACTACTTCGCACGCATGAGTCCAAGGTGCTGGCCTCTCGCAAGGCATCGCAAGCACGTGTGACGCTCCTCCAGCAGGAGCTCGCAGAGTTGCGCTCTGAGCAAAAGGAACTTACATCCTCCCAAGTAACGGAAAAGACGAAAGCACTCGCCGCGAAAAGGGAACTATCTCGAGCTCTCAAGGAACATTCCAAGAGAGCCACCCTCCAAAAGCAAGCAGTCGCCGTAAAACGCGAGGCTGCTGCCAAGAAGAAAGCAGATTTGCTCGCCCAAATGGCGGCCCACTCTGCCGAACTTGCCCTTAGCAAAGCTAAGGTTGAGGACGTGCAACGTGCCATCAAAGGCATGGAGAAGGATGAACAGCGGGAATTCTTCAACGCGACCAGCGTTGATGGTGAATCCAAACAGGAAGAAGAAGAGGAAGAGGAGAGAGACGAAAAGTCTCCAGAAGCCCCAAGCACGCCCCCAGCGCCGCAGCCAAGACCCAAGCCGGTCGTTGCCGCTGCCCAGCTGGGCCTCACCTCAAAGAGCTCACTTCGTGACGACCCCCGGGTCAACGAAAGCTCGCTTTTTCACCAGAGCTCTCTCGCCGGGGGGGGCTCTACGAACCAACCGGCGAACAGAGACGCCTGGCGGCGCACTCCTGGTTCTACGCTCAGGCCCCCATTGATTGGGGCGCGGAGCAGGAACCGGAAATTCCAGCCGCACTCGAAGCAGCTGGGAGCACCCGCCGCGCCAGGCAAACAAAGGAGAAAGAAGAAACTGCAATCCCAGACAGCCTCTACGAACAATTCGAAGGCCTCAAAAACTGGGCCGCCCCCCCGCGGACCCCAAAAGCAGTGAGAGAGTCACTCTTCAGTCAGGCGGGCCGGATTCTTTCCGGAGCCGAGCCATCCCAAACCGAAAAGGATGCCCTGACTGCGAGGGTGCTACGAGAGTACCCCTCTACCAGACCCTCTCTAGCCCTGTGCAGCCCCGTCATTGACGAGGCCGCCCTCAGGAGCACACTCAAGTATCTCATCGAGAATGACACAAAGATGACGGCCACCCCAGGCTACCCTTTGATCTATTCCTATGCCACCAACAAATCACTCCAAGACGAGTGGCCCCTCGTAATCGAGGTGGTCGTCTCAAGGATGAAGCTATTAGCTACCCATGATCTCTCGCAAATGACCCCGCGCGAGATCGTGGAA